ATGAAAAAAAAAGATAATCTCAAATGGTTTGACTTAAAAAAATATGATGAATTATTTGAACTAAATGATGAGCAGTTGCTATTTCAACTAATTCATAGAAGAGATTGGTATAGGGGAGCACTTTTGAATCTTGTTGATTTAAATATTATTGATGTAAATATACATCATGATGTTTTAGAACTTTATAATAATAATATAGAAAATGGATTTAAAGAAGTTGTTAGACCTCTGAATTCGGAGTACTTTCATAATTTAAAAATAGAGAATAAAAAATACTCTGATAAACAACTATCATTAAAAAGAGGTGTATCTCCATTGCGTCTTATAGATGTTAAAGAATTAAATAAATTATCAGATAGGTACATCAATGAGGAAAATATATTTCGCTCATTGAGAGGGTTAAAGCGTTCTGTTAGTAAGGTTATTGATACTGATAGTACAATGCATGTTAAATTAAATTTAGAGTATCCAGATGAAATAATTATTGAGGACATTAAAGGGCTATTGAAAACATGGAGGATAGAGCTTGGTTACAATGGAGTGGGTGGGGAAATAAAAAGCAATACATCATGGGATGTAACTAAAAGGAAAATATTTGATTATAAAATCTTTCCTATTATAGATTTAATGTGCTGGGAGAAATTTACAAAAACCAGAGTCACAAATAAAAAAATAGCAAGCCTAGTTTTTGTGGATGGAGAATATGACTCAACAAATATAGTTCAGACAATAAAACCATTTATAGAAAATTTAATGAGTAATTTTTCTATAGAAAAATATCAAAGCATTCTTAGCTCGAATTAATTAATTAAATATCTCTGATGATATGGTGATTTAAATAGGCAAAATACCCTCACGAAAACATAAAAACAGTGAGGGATATATGCAAAATCAATTTTCAACACCAACACCAGAATCGCGCCGTTCTATTCTTGCCGAGTATGGCGAACAGTATGATCGCCTTATTCGCGAAAAAGAGCGCCAGCGCATCACATCTATTTCACGCACAACAGCTTATACACTCGAAAAAGAAGGGCGTTTCCCTGCGCGTAAAGCATTAGGGCGTAATTCTTGTGCATGGCTATTAAGTGATTTATTGCTATGGGTTCGCAATCCTCCAGCCGTGGAAAACATTAATAATCCATATAGCCGTAAAGTGAGCTAATAGAAGTAAATCGCAATTGCAAGCAATTAACCAAAATACGAATTTGCGAGCTTTTGCAACTTATTTCATTCAAGCTAAATATGTTGTCGCGACAACTCTTATTAATTAAATAAAAAGAGTAGAAATATATGAAATTGGAAAAAAACAGCTTAATTGCTGATGGATTCGCTCACCCTGAAATTAATCAAGAGCCTATTTTAGTTCAGCATAGAACAGAACCAAGAATAGATAGTCGTTTGTTTGCTACACGAATTGGAATTAAACATAAGAACCTTTTTGAGCTAGTAAAAAAGAATGCAAAGAATTTGCGTCAATTTGGAACCCTTCCGTTTCAAACGGAGCGATTAAATACTGAACAATTGGGTTCGCGTGAACATAAATACGCCTTACTCAATGAAAGCCAGTTTGATTTTATGTGCCGTATTGTTCGCGGTCGTAATCATGAGCAGATGACTCAATTCAAGCTGGATGTAACCAAAGCATTTAGTAAGAAACGTGCTGCTGAACCTATCCGCCGAGAATATTTGCCACATTACCATGAGTCACGCGACGCACTCAGAGACTTAGGAGCAGAGAAATATCATTACATCAACCTAGCCCGTACAGAGAACCGATTAACAGGCTTACTCACTGGCGAACGTGCCAGCGCAGACGAGCAACAATTAGGTTTATTAGTCTGTATGCAGAAAATCGAACAGGCAGCGTTTCAGGATGCTATTAATTCGGGTTTATCGGCTACTCAGGCATTGCGCGAAGTCAGTAAACGCATTGAGCAGTTCGCTAGCTTAATGAGTCCTACAGTGCGGATTGGTGGCTAATATGACGAATACCCTATATTCAACAAAGGCTATTTCCTACCAAGTGAATGATTCCCTACTGGCAGGCAATAACTCAATTTGGGCTAATCGGTCACTTACTAAAAACTTAGTAAGCCAATCAGCGAAAATTTACGCCAATCAAGCAATCCTAGCCACCAATGGTGAATGGGATAAGGGTAAACATTCAAAACGGGGGGAATTTACACCATTTGCTAAAGGTGATTTATCTCACCTTTCTAAAGAGGCGTATTATCCTCATTTGCAAGATTTACGAGTAACTAACAGTTACGCACAAAAGAAAAAAGACAGCGTGCAGGCTGTCTTAATTCAACGTCATTCACTGGAGCAAGTTACAAGGCTACCCAATAATATTGGGCTACCCGATTATATCGGGTTGGTTAAATATTGCCAATCCTCCATCGGAGGGTGGGATTTGAACCTAGTGAATAATGTTCACTCAGTTGATTGTTTGGCTTTGCGTTGTCTACGTTTAATTTCCTCACGCATTGCAGTAACGATAAATTGTGCATCACTTTCATTTTCATGTTTTAGAGTTTCCATAGCTTCTAATACATCAAGTGGCACTCTGGCTGTTTTCTGGCGAGATTTATTGTTTAACGTTCCTGTGGCCATTGTCTACTCCTTATCTTTTAAGTGGGAGTCATTATACTTGTTTTTAATAAATAAAAAACACTTGAAGTGCAAGTCACTTAATAGTAGAGTGCAAGTCACCTTGCTTTATTTAGTTTTAAAAACAACAAAGCCCTATCAGTGCTCGAACACTAACAGGGCTTCTAACCACAATGTTAAACGGAGTAACACTATGGCTATGTATAAGTCTACCCAAACTCACCCTAAATTTAAATGGCGTTTTTTCTCATGCCAGCAATCTAAATACTTTTCTGTTGAAGCGAATAACGAACAGGAAGCCCGTTCACTACTTCCAGATTCCCCTTGCCTTTTTTCTGCTCGTATTCGCCAGGGGGGAGATCATGCTTAATACCATTTGTATTGATACAGCAAAATATAAAGCAGGTTTAGCCAGCTCTCTATATAGCGTCATTCTTGAAAAAGCATCGGATGAATGCTCTCAAGAGTTATTAGACTTGATTTCAATTGCTTGTGATTTAAACCAACAAATTAGCCAATCATTACGTGATAACAACGGGGTATCAGCATGAAAAACAATGAATTAGCATTATTACTCGATAGCCCGATTATGGATATTTGCAAGTTAGAGTCTCTCTTAACGATATGGCTCGAAGCTGAGGACAATCAAGATGTTGCTAACATGATTAGCATCTCACTCGACTATACAAAAAATGTTCGTGATGCTTTAAGTCATGCAGTGGGGAGTGAAAACAATGTCTGATATCTATGACTATCTTGTAAAGGCTGATTTGGACTCCATGAGCACAGCAGAACTACGAAAATTTAGAAGTGTTTCCTCTGACACTTGTGACGGGTTGATATCGACATTACGAGTCATGGGAGAGTGTGCTTTTTGGGCTTGTGCAAATAAAGATTACCATGAAAGCCAAGCTAAAAATGATTTACGGCGTATCGGTGAGTCATTGATGTATTTACCTCGTTTGATTGATGCGATGCGTTTTAATGAGCATGAAGCGGAATTTAAAATCTATCAACGTGAAGGATTTCCTTATACGGAGGTAAGCAATGACTAATATTGAGCTGATCAGTGAAGTAAAGCGTAATGCAGTCAATCATTGGGATAGTTTATTACCTCTATGTGGGGTTGATGTACCAGAACGAGGTAAACATGGCGCGTGTCCTGTGTGCGGGGGGACTGATCGTTTTCACTTTATTGATGATCACCATAATGGCAATTGGTTTTGTCGCCAATGCGACGAGCCTAATCACGGTGATGGATTAGATTTAATTGCCAAAGTAAAAGGTATCTCTATTTATGAGGCGGCCAAAGAAGTCTCACAAGCTTTGTCATTGCCTTTACCTGAACCTGCCAGAAAGGAGGCTCCAAAATCAGAGTCTCAACCTATTGCAGAAAAGGTACAAAAGCTGGTGGCTCAAACTACGGTAGGGAAATCAGTGTACCTGACTCAAAAGGGGCACGATTGCCCCGTAAAATTACTTGCTGATGGTTCGATGTTGTTAATTATTCAGCGCGGTAACGAGGTTACAGGGGCGCAGGTTATCAAGCCTAATGGTGAAAAGCGTCTGATATCAGGGACAAAGAAAAAGGGCAGTTTTATGCCCTTATCTGAATTACCAAAAACGACTGAGACAGTATTGATTGCCGAGGGGTATGCCACCGCCTTAACAGTGAGTCAACTACATAGTGGTTTGGTGTTGACTGCGATTGATGAGGGCAACTTATTACCTGTTGCTGAATGGGCTAGAAAGCATTATCCCGAGGCAAAGATAATTATAGCTACGGATAATGATATTAAGATCGGTCAGCCGAATGTGGGTAAAATTTCAGCAGAAAAAGCCGCTAAAACGGTTAATGGTTGGGTAACTTTACCGCCCACAGAAGATAAAGCCGATTGGGATGATTACCGTCAGCAATTTGGGATTGAGAAAGCAAAACAGGCGTTTAATGAGGGAATGTACCAAATGGATAATTTAGCCACGGTGACCGTTATTCATGCCGATAAAAAAGGGGCGAATACCAATCTCTCACAAATGGCGGCCAGTCAACGAGGCGCATTACTCGCAGAACGTTACGGAAAACTCGCTATTGTTCCTGATAGTGAGATGGTCTATCACTACATTGATGGGGTGTGGAACAAAGTATCTGATAGTGATTTACAGCGGGCAATGGTAGCGATTTTTGATGAATATGAAACACCTTATAGCCCAACGGGGGTTAAAAATGCGATTGGTGCGTTGAAATTACAAATTCCAGTTTTAGGTGAGCAAAAGCGAGAGTTAATTGGTTTTAGTAATGGTGTGTATGATTTATCAACTCAACAATTTAAGCCTCATGCACCCGAAAACTGGTTACTTAATCATAATGGGATCGTATTCACTGAGCCTGAATCTAATGAGAATTTAAAACAACATGCCCCTAGTTTTTATAAGTGGTTATCTCATTCGGCTGGCAACGATGAAGAAAAGATGAACCGTATTAATGCGGGCTTATTTATGATTTTAGCTAATCGGTATGATTGGCAATTATTTATCGAGGTGACGGGTGAGGGAGGGAGTGGTAAAAGTGTTTTTACCTCTATCGCGACTTTACTTGCAGGGGCACACAATACCGCCAGTGGCAATATGAAAGCGTTAGATGAGGCGAGAGGGCGTTATCAATTTGTGGGTAAAAGTCTCATTACCTTACCTGACCAAGTAAAATACGTTGGAGAGGGGGCAGGCATTAAAGCTATTACAGGCGGTGATTTAATCGAGGTTGACGGTAAATATGAAAAACAATTTTCAACCATTATTAAGGCGGTTGTTTTAGCGACGAATAACGAACCAATGAGCTTTACTGAACGTAACGGAGGGATAGCGCGTAGACGGGTTATTTTCTCTTTTAATACCCCCGTTAAAGAGAATGATAAAGATCCATTGTTACCTGAGAAGATAAGCAAAGAGTTACCCGTTATTATTCGTCATTTATTGAAATTATTTACCTGCCAAGATAAGGCTAAATTATTACTGCAAGAACAGAGAGATTCAGGCGAAGCTTTAGCCGTCAAAAGTAACTCAGATCCCTTGTATAGCTTTTGTGCTTATTTGGTTTCATTGGGCGAAGAGTTAGGGATGAAGATGGGGAATAAGAATATTTATCCTCGAGCACCGAGAATTTATCTCTATCATGCTTATTTATCATTTATGGAAGCCTATGGGTTTGATAGACCGTTAACATTAACTAAGTTTGGGGATTCATTACCTAAGGTGATGCAAGAGTATAAAAAAGACTATCGAAAGTTTAAAACGAAACGGGGTTATTACTATAACGTTGATTTAACTGATGAAGCTAATGAGTGGCTTCCTGCAGTACCTGAATTAAGAAAAAATTAGCCCCCTAGTTATAAAGTTTTATGTTCAACTGTGCACCCTGTTCACCAATCTTTATATTTAATTGATTTATAATATAAAAATAGGGTGCATAGTTACTTCTCAACTGTGCACCAACTGTTCACCCTGTGCACCTTTTATATTTTTAGTTTAAGTGCTGTTAAAATAGGCAAATAGGTTTTAAAAAGGCTTCTCTTGGCTGGTAATATTGTATTTAAATTAGGATAACTATATGAGTATTAAAGAATTTGAATTTAATGAAATGAAAGAAGAAATCAACACATTGAAATCTTTAGGTATCCCCGAAGAGCATTGCTATCAAGCGTTGACTATCTTGGAACTTAAACGAGTGAGAAAGAGCTTACACAATCTAGAAGATACGGCTGAGGGACAATTATTAGCAATCCGATTATTAGATCAGTAAAGTTTTATTGGATTTTCACCAGAAATAACCTGTGGGGATAATAATATGAGTGAGATAAAACAGTATTTAGACTCTATTGACATGGGTGATTTAGAAACGATGTCACTTGATGAGTATCGGTATCATGTAAAGAAAGAGCATTTGTTATTTTTTAATGGAGCACATGGTTTTTTATCCGATAGCTTCTCAGGTCGGCATTTGGCTACTAGCAAAGAGCAGCTAGATATATTGATCACTTTCTTACAGGAAGAACGAGAAAAAATGCCAAATCATGATAAACGTTATCGCTAAAGGTAAAGATTTGTAAGTCATTGGTTCTCATGCTTTCGTATGTTTTTCTCCTTAATTATAGGGGGTTTTTATTATATTTTTCAGATATATATTAGGAAGTGGCACTCAGACGTGAGCCGCCACTAGGTCGTCTAATCAAGTTGCGAGAAGTAGCCTGTGTGATGCAGAAAAAGGTTATTCGACCATCCCCCTTTCCGAGCTGGTTTCACGTCTTAACATTTTATTGTTTACGGAAACCACTTCATGAAAAAACTACTCGAATTACGCCAACAAAAGGCAACCCTCACCGAGCAAATGCGCTCATTGCTTACCAAAGTAGAAACTGAAAAACGCTCACTCACCGACGATGAAGCGAAAAACTTTGATGAATTGCGTAGTCAGTCGGAGTCTCTGAATACTGAAATTGCTCGTTATGAAGCGATTGCAGAGGAAGAACGCACTCAAACAGGGAAACACGTATTAGGTGATAAAGCCGTCAGTAATGATGAATTACGTCATTATATCCTGACAGGGGAAACTCGTACTTTATCGACAGGGGTTCCAGCTGATGGTGGCTATACTGTTATTCCTGAACTGAATAAGCAGATTATGCAGCAATTAACCGATGATTCGGTGATGCGTAAAATTTGTACCATCAAAACCACGCACAGCAACGAATATAAACAACTGGTTTCTGTGGGTGGGGCAAAGGTCAATCACGGTGAAGAGGGGCAAGCCCGCACCGAAACTGGCACACCGAAGTTAGAAGAAGTCAGCATCAAATTATTCCCTATCTACGCCTATCCCAAAACCACGCAAGAAATTATTGATTTTAGTGATGTGGATATTCTGAGCTGGTTAACCACTGAAATTGGCGACACGTTTGTTGATACCGAAGAAACCGATCTTGTCACGGGTGATGGTACGAAAAAAGCAAAAGGGTTCTTAGCTTATCCTCGTGAAGCCAAAGCCGATAAAGAGCGCGCGTTCGGTACATTGGAAAAATTGGAAGTTGCCAGCATTGAAGCCGATAGCCTGATTGACCTGAAATTCAAATTGCGTGCAAAATATCGCAAAAATGCCGTTTGGGTGATGAATTCCAATACTGCCGCTAAAGTGCAGAAGCTGAAAAATGGCAATGGGGATTATATCTGGCGTGACCGTTTACAGTCTGGCGATCCTGATACCTTATTAGGTTTACCGGTTCATTACCTCGAAAACATGGCTGATGATGTGATTGCATTAGGTGACTTTAAACGCGGTTACTTCATTGTGGATCATGAAACGGGTACACGTACTCGCCCTGACAACATTACTGAACCGGGCTTTATCAAAGTTCACACCGATAAATATTTAGGCGGTGGGCTGGTGGATTCTAACGCCATTAAAGTGTTGGAAGTTAAAGCTGCGGGTAAATAACTCAAGGGGGCGTTCCTGTGATCTCAGGAGCGCTCTTTTTTGTCAGGAATAGGCTATGAAAAATACCGAGTTAGAAATCCGTACTGCAACACTGTCTGCCAGTGATAAAAAGCTGGTGGGTTATGTCATTAAATGGGGCTTACGTTCTCATGTGCTTTGGGATGAGTTTGTCGAGCAATTTGCCCAAAATGCTTTTAGTAACAGCTTATCAAAAGGGAGTGATGTCAGAGCGTTATACGAACATGATTACACAAACCTATTGGGGCGCACGACTTCTGGCACATTACAACTCACCGAAGATGAAACGGGGTTACGTTTTGAACTCACTCCGCCTGATACGCAACTAGGGCGTGATGTTCTCACCTTGGTTGAACGAGGTGATATTGACGGTATGAGTTTTGGTTTCCGAGCGATTAAAGATCAGTGGGATATTGGTCAAGAGCCGTATGTCAGAACCGTATTAGAAGCCGAACTCCATGAAATCACCATCACCAGTTTACCCGCTTATCCTGATAGTGGCGTAGAAATTGCCAAACGCTCCTTAACACTCAGTAAACCGCAAGCGGTAAAAGATTTTGACCGCTGGTTACAATTGGTTGAGGTGGAATAATGTGGCCATTCAAACGTAAAGCCTCCGAATCCCGCAGTCTAAGTATTGATGAGTTTCTTTCTCTGGCAGGGATATCTAACACAAACTCAGGGGAACACGTTAGCTCGTCAACTGCGGAGGGCTTACCTGCCGTGATGAATGCGGTGACGGTCATTAGTGAAGCTATTGCCTCCATGCCCTGTTTTCTGTATCGGGTACACAATGATAAAGGGCGCGAATCAAGAGAGTGGTTAAGTGATCACCCTGTTGATTATCTTCTCAATGAAAACCCGAATGACTGTCAGACCGCTTTTCAATTTAAGCGCACGTTAATGCGTCATTGTTTGCTCAATGGTAACGCCTATGCGGTGATTACGTGGGGCAAAGATGGACAGCCTAAATCAATACATCCTTATCCCCCTAGTGCGGTAGTGATTAATCGACTAGGGGATCACCGATACAGTTATACCGTGACTGAACCGTATAGCGGTAAGGTGAAAACTTACCTACAAGAAGAAATCTTACATTTACGTTATGCGACCGATGACGGTTTTTTAGGTCGCTCACCTGTCACGATTTGCCGTGAAACATTGGGCTTAGGATTAGCTCAACAACGACACGGTGCGAGTATCATGAAAGACGGCATGATGGCATCTGGCATTATTAAATCGGGTGAATGGCTCGATAGCCTCAAAGGAACTAAGGCATTAGAAGCCCTAGAACGCTACAAAGGGGCACGTAATGCAGGGAAAACCCCCATTCTTGAGGGTGGCATGGAATATGAACAATTAGGCATGAGTAACCAAGATGCGGAGTGGTTAGCCTCAAGGCGTTTTACCATTGAAGATATTGCTCGTATGTTCAACATTAGCCCCATCTTTTTACAAGAGTATTCCAACAGTACTTACAGCAACTTTAGTGAGGCAAGTCGCGCCTTACTGACCATCACTATGCGCCCATGGTTAGCCAACTTTGAGCAACAAATTAAATCAGCGCTGTTATTGACCTCACCTACACCGAATATTCGTTATCAAGTGGAATTTGATACAGCAGATTTACTCCGCGCTAATCCTACCGAACGTTTTCGTAGTTATGAAACCGCGATTAAGTCGGGAGTCATGTGTCCGAATGAAGCCCGTGAGCGTGAGGGATTGCCACCGCGTGAGGGTGGGGATGAGTTTAGTCAGGCATGGAAACAGCAGATCGAAGTAAACAGTGATAAAGAGGGGAAATCTGATGATTAATCAACGTTTCCTTCATGAGTGTTTTGAGTATTCAAGCGGAGCTTTGATTTGGAAAGAGAGACCGGTTCATCATTTTAAATCCAAAAGAGGATTTAACAGTTTCAATACTCAATTCTCTGGAAAAATAGCAGGGCGATGTAATTATCGTGGTTACTGGCAAGTTGGGTTAAGCGACCATCGTTTACTCAATCATAGAGTTATCTGGATGATGTTTTACGGTGATATTCCGCAAGGTTACGAAATTGACCATATAAATCACGTTAAGGACGATAACCGTATAGAGAATCTTCGCTTAGTTACTCATATGGAAAATGGCAAAAATCGGTCCACTGGAAGAAATAATAAGTCTGGCTTTAATGGCGTATTAAAAAATAAAGAAGGTACTAGGTGGAGAGCGTTTATTTCTGTAAATCGTAAAAAAATTCACCTTGGTTCATTTCTTACCAAACAGGCAGCAATTCAGGCGAGAAAGTCTGCGAAAATTCAATATGGCTATCATGCAAACCATGGAGGTGGATGAATGAAAGCAGGGCGCATGAATCAACGGGTGACTATTCAGCGCTCAAAGCTTAAACCGGATGCGCTTAGTGGTAATGAGGTGATGTGGTTCGATATTGCGAAAGTTTGGGCTGAGGTAAAAGGGATCCGAGGGCGCGAGTATTTTAGCAGTCAGCAAACACAGAGTGAAACCACAGTGAGAGTTTGGTTACGTTATTTTCCTGATATCACCACGGCAGATCGATTGATGTTTAGCTACGCCGGCACGGACGGCAATCATTGGGATATTAAAAGTATTGTGGCGGATAAAGCCAAGGGCAGTATGGAAATTATTTGTGAGGGCGTAGAGCGTGACTAAACCTAATATCAGTCTTGATGAAGTGAAGTTGCATTGCCGTATTGATGATGATTATGACGATGCCATATTAGCTATCTATATTGATGCCGCATTAGAAGTGTGCCAACAACATATCGGTAAACGGTTTGATGATGGATTGTCGTTCACTCCAGCGATCAAGGTGGGCTGTCTAATGTATATCAGTTTGCTTTATGAGAACCGAGAGATGGTCGGCGGTGATGGATTAAAAGAAGTTCCGCTGACTATTCATTCTCTGTGGTCAACCTATCGAGATGTGGGAGTGTACTAGATGCCATGGCAACCCCTAAAGCGTTGTAGTTATCAAGGCTGTAATAAGCGGGTGAAGTCTGGACGGTGTGAAGAACATAAACAAGAAGCCAGACGACAACAGGATAGCCAGCGAGGGACACGAACCGAACGAGGTTATAGCAATCAGTGGGGTAAGTACCGTTTACAGTATCTCAAGTTAAATCCGTTATGTGTGCATTGCCTCAATAAAGGGATATACACCCCTGCAACCATTGTTGACCACATTATTCCTATTAACGGCGATAGTGACGTGTTGTTTTGGGTGGATTTTAACCATCAAGCGTTATGTCACAGTTGTCATAACGCCAAAACCTTTAAGCACGATCCACTCACTAAGCAAAAGCGTAAAAATGGGGAGTATCGAGAGTTAGAGGCAAAAGCAACACGGCATAATGATTGGCGAGATGAGTATAACCACAATGCGTGAAAATGAAATAAATCAGTTGGTTAAAGGACTCTTAAAGCACAGTGAACCGTATAGACAACGACAATTAAAAACGCCTACAAAGCCCATTACAAGGCGCAATACTCAACGTGATAGGGAGCTAATGGAATGTTTCAGAAATCGTTAGAGAAGCATATAGAGGGGGTAGGGGTATCAAAAATGACAAACGCCCTCGTCTCAGGAACCGCCCCCCTCCTCGAATTTTTACTCACGGTAATTTTTTTGAAAATAATTTACTAGGAAATAGAAATAGTTATGGCAAGAGCACCTAAACCCCCCGTTTATCTTAATGAGATAGCGACAAAAGAGTGGAAAACAAAAGCCAAAATATTGGCAGAACGTGACGATCTGACGTTAGCCGATTGGAACAATTTAGAATTGTATTGCGTCAATTATGCGATGTACCGTAAAGCGGTTGAAGACTTAGATAATCGAGGGTTTAGCATTATCAATAGTCAAGGCAGTGAGAGCCGTAATCCCTCATTGAGTGCCAAGGCTGATGCGGAAAAAATCATGATTAAAATGTCTTCCTTACTGGGGTTCGATCCCGTTTCTCGTCGTAAAAATCCGATTGAAACAGAGGAAGAGGATGAATTAGATCGCCTATGAACGCATGGGAGCAGTACGCAAGTGATATTAAAACAGGTAAAATCCCCGCCTGTCAGCGGTTAAAACAAGCGGTTGAACGTTACTATAATGACTTAAATAATCCGCTTTACACCTTTGATAATGAGATTGTAGAGCGTTTTATCGGGTTCTCCCGTGTTTGCCCACATGTTAAAGGGCACTTGCGAGGTAAGCCGATAGAGCTTGAGCCGTGGCAACAATTTGCCTTTGCGAATCTCCTTGGTTTCAAGGTGATCTCAACGGGGCGAAGAAAATACCGCAGTGCTTATATTCAGGTTCCCCGCAAAAATGCAAAATCCACCGTTGCAGCAATACTGGCTAATTGGTTCTTGGTGATGGAAAACGGGCAGCAAGATATTTATACCGCTGCAGTAAGCCGAGATCAGGCGCGTATTGTTTTTGATGATGCCCGTCAAATGTGTGTGCTATCTAAACCGCTTAAAAAACGGGTGGCCATACAGCAACATAAAGTCATTAATCCGAAACGTAATAGCTTATTGAAACCTCTTGCCGCTAAAGCCGCCACTATTGAGGGAACCAACCCCAGTTTAGCCATTGTTGATGAATATCACTTACACCCTGATAATGCGGTTTATTCTGCCCTTGAATTAGGGATGGGGGCACGTCCTGAAGGGATTTTATTTGCGATCACAACGGCAGGCAGTAATGTCATTTCAGCCTGTAAACAACATTATGATTATTGTTGTCAAATCCTCGCCGGTGAAGAACAAAATGAATCGTTATTTGCTTTGATTTATGAACTCGATGACGAAAAAGAAATTGACGATGAACGTCTGTGGATAAAGGCAAATCCCAATCTTAATGTGTCGGTTGATGGTGATGCTTTGTATGACACGATACAAAAGGCGCGAGGTATTCCCTCACAATGGACAGAAATGTTAACCAAACGCTTTAATATCTGGTGTCAGGGGGAAACGCCTTGGATGGGTGAGGGCGCATGGTTAGCGTGTAAAATGGACTATACCGAAATAGACCTTAAAGGCTTGGCGTGTTATGCGGGAATGGACTTATCTTCTACGGGGGATATTACCAGTGTCTGCTATACCTTTCCTGTTGATAATGAATTGTTATTATTGACTCGTCACTATATCCCCGAAGCGCAGTTACAGAACCCCGCCAATAAGAACAGGGCGATTTACCGTCAATGGGTTAAGTCAGGTTGGCTCCGTACCACTCCTGGCGATTGTATTGATTATGATCGCATTCGTGATGATGTGCTAAGAGACAGCCAACAATTTAATATCAAATTGACAGGATTTGATACATGGAACGCTACCCATTTAAGGACACAGCTACAAGGTGCGGGGTTAGATGTTGAGCCATTTCCTCAAACTTACATGAAGTTTAGCCCTGTGGCGAAATCAGCCGAGGTATTTGTTAATCGTAAAATCATTCGTCACAATGGTGATCCGGTGCTTGCGTGGGCGATGGCTAATGTCGTCATGGAAACGGACGCAAACGCGAATATCAAGCCCAATAAAAAGAAATCAGCCAACAAAATTGACCCTGCTATTGCTTTCCTTATGAGCTTTGGTACATGGCAAATTGAGCATGAAGACTTTGCTTTCAACTTAACGGGGGAGCAAAAAGAACGTTTAGCCTCATTTGATGGGGTGTAGCTGACTTATTGTTAGTTGCAAATTTTCGTTATCAACCATGGTGGAAATCACCACAGTATAGGTATGGTGGAAATCGCAATACCTTTACAGTCACACCACAGCTTAAACCTGAGCCAAAGCATTTATTGTTGCTTTGATATTCCAGAGGACAAATATGTCCCCAAGGCATTAAGAAAAAACATATTTGTGAAATTATCAATAGGTTGGAACGTTAAACGTACTTACCTCGATTAGGACGCCTTAATATCAAGGAATCTCCCACCCAGTGTAAATCTCCAAAAGAGTAAATTATCAGCAAAAAGGTGCACAGTATGCACAGTTGGTGCACACCGTGTTCACCCTTATTTATTATTTAATATCAATGGATTAAGTTAATGGTGCATAGGGTGCACAGTTGAGGGCTTCAAAAAGATTTATAGGGGGGGTAGTGAACAAATCGCAGGATAATAGAGTTTATTTGTACATAATTTGAACTACGAAAGTTTTGTAGTTTATCTATCTTTCCCTCTTCACATTAAGCAATCAGTCTGGCGAAACAGGTATCACCATTTTGATCATGCCTTTGGCATAACATAGTAATAGTAGAAAGCTAACAATCCGTGTTTGTATCTATCTTATCGCTTGTTTATATAACTGTTCAGATATCTATGTATAAATATATGTATAAACAATAACAAAAAAGCCCTTAACAAATAATGAAAAGGGCTTTTTAATTCAATGTGTTATATGGCTTCTATTAATTCATGCCGTATTTTTTCAGTTTCTTACGCAGTGTACCGCGGTTAATGCCCATCATTTGCGCTGCACGCGTTTGGTTGCCACGGGTGTACTGCATTACCATGTCCAACAATGGCTGTTCAACTTCAGCCAATACTAGCTCATATAAGTCATTAACATCTTGACCGTTTAATTGAGCAAAATAGTTCTTCAGTGCTTGTTTAACTGAGTCACGTAAAGGTTTTTGGGTCACCTGATCTTGTGAATTTACGGTGGCAACTGTTAGTACGTCTGAATTTACGCGTTGTTCGAACAT